AATAGAAATGGTCAAACAAAATCTGGTTTATATTCTTTGTTTATCCCAATGGAATGGAACTACGAAGGATTTATTGACGAGTACGGAGTTCCAGTATTCAATACTCCTGACGTCGACGTGCTTGCCCCAGATGGTGAACTAATAGATGTAGGTGTAATTGACCACTGGCAAAACGAAGCTGATGGTTTAAAAAATGATCAAGACGCTTTAAACGAGTTTTACAGACAATTTCCAAGAACTGAAGAACATGCGTTTAGAGATGAAGCAAGAAACAGTATATTTAATTTAATTAAAATATACGAACAGATAGATTACAACGATGGCATTGGAACTAGCACAAGTGTTTCTACTGGTAATTTTCAATGGGTAAGCGGTATAAAAGATACACAAGTTATATTTTATCCAGATCCAAAAGGTAGGTTTAACGTAAGTTGGTTTCCACCTAGTAATTTGCAAAATAAAATTATAATTAAAAACGGTATAAAATATCCTGGTAATGAGCACGTAGGTGCGTTTGGTTGTGATAGTTACGATATATCAGGAACAGTAGACGGTAGAGGTTCTAATGGAGCTTTGCATGGTTTAACAAAGTTTAGTATGGAAGATGTACCGCCTAATCATATGTTTTTAGAATATATAGCTAGACCTCAAACAGCAGAGATATTTTTTGAAGATGTATTAATGGCGTTAGTATTTTACGGTATGCCGTTATTAGCAGAGAACAACAAACCTAGATTGTTATATCATTTAAGACGTAGAGGTTATAGAGGTTATAGTATGAACAGACCTGATAGACTTTGGAATAAACTATCTGTGACTGAAAAAGAAATAGGTGGTATACCAAACTCAAGTGAAGATATAAAACAAGCTCATGCAGCAGCTATTGAAATGTATATACAGCAACATGTTGGGCATTTAGGAGATGGTAACTATGGTAATGTATATTTTAATAAAACTTTAAATGATTGGGCTAGATTTGATATAACAAAAAGAACAAAATTTGATGCTACTATTAGTAGTGGTTTAGCTGTAATGGCTTGCAATAGACAATTATATAGACCAAACGCTAATGTAGAAAAACCTAAATTAAACATAAACATTTCCAAGTATAACAACAAAGGCGGTGTTTCAAGAATAATAAAGAATTAATATGAGGCAATTTCCAAGTCAAGTCGTAAGTGATGCAGAAAAATTGAGCTATGAATACGGGCTCAAAATAGCTAAGGCTATAGAGGGCGAGTGGTTCGACAAAGACAACTATTCAAATAGATATATTCATAATAGAAATAATTTTAGAAACTTAAGATTATACGCTAGAGGTGAACAGCCTATAGAAAAATATAAAAATGAATTATCTATAAACGGAGATTTATCTTATTTAAACTTAGACTGGAAGCCAGTACCTATAATACCAAAGTTTGTTGATATTGTTGTTAATGGTATTGCTGAAAGAGTTTATGATGTAAAAGTATATTCTCAAGATCCTTTTGGTGTTAGTAAAAGAACACAATATATGGATAGTATAATGGAGGACATGAGAACTAGAGATTTAAAAAAGTTTGTACAAGACAATTTTGGCATGAACTTATTTAATCAAAATCCACAATTATTACCAGACTCACAAGAAGAATTAGATTTACATATGCAGCTTAACTATAAGCAAGCTGTAGAAATAGCAGAAGAACAAGCTATAAAAACTCTAATGGAAGGTAACAGATATGATCTTGTTATGAAGAGGTTTTATTATGATCTTACTGTTATAGGTATAGGTTGTGTAAAAACCTCTTTTAATACATCTGAAGGTGTTGTTATTGATTATGTTGATCCTGAAAATTTAGTTTATTCTTACACTGAGTCACCTTATTTTGATGACATATATTATGTTGGTGAAGTTAAAGAAATACCTATTAATGAACTTGTAAAACAGTTTCCGCATTTAGAACAAAAAGATCTAAAAGAAATAATGGATTACAACAATCAAAATAGTGGTAAATATAACGAAAAGAAATATAGAGATTACTCAAAAGATGATAACAACAAAGTAAAGATATTATACTTTAATTATAAATCTTACATGAGTGAAGTTTATAAAATGAAGCAAACAGCTACTGGTGCTGACAAAGCAATACGAAAAGACGATAATTTTAAACCACAAGAAAATCAAAACTTTTCAATGGAAGCTAGAAAAGTAGAGGTTTTATATGATGGAGCTTTAGTATTAGGTACTAAAAAATTACTTAAATGGGGCATGTCTAAAAACATGATGCGTCCAAAAAGTGATTATAGCAAAGTAAAAATGAATTACGCTATTGTGGCACCGCGTATGTACGAGGGTAGAATAGAAAGTTTAGTTAGTAGAATTACTGGTTTTGCTGATATGATACAGTTAACACATTTAAAGCTACAACAAGTAATGTCGCGTATGGTACCAGATGGTGTTTACTTAGATGCCGATGGTTTAGCTGAAGTTGACTTAGGCAACGGTACTAATTATAATCCACAAGAAGCTTTAAACATGTTCTTTCAAACAGGTAGTGTTATTGGTAGATCGTTTACAAGTGAAGGTGATATGAACCCAGGTAAAGTGCCTATACAAGAAATAACAAGTGGTAGTGGTGGTAAT